ATACGAGCTATTGGCGTGACTGGAGTTCAGACGTGTGCTCTTCCGATCTCGCTCCACGCAACTCCGTCTCGTTTTTATGAGAATGCAAAGCGAACTGGATACCCAGACGGGTCTGCCCTCTGCTGGCATATATCCCCGCATCGAGACACGGCCCATTGCCGCCCTGGCACCTAATGAACGCAACCCGCGCAAGGTGACGGCCGATGCGCTGGGCCGCCTGACTAAGAGCCTGGGCGAGTTCGGTAACTTGTCGCCCGTCACATTGAATGTCCGCACGGGGCGAGTGGTCGGTGGTCATCAGCGGCTCAAGTGCCTGGCGGCTATGGGGCGGACGGAGACGGAGGTGTGGTGTGTGGACCTGGATGAGAGGCAAGAATCGGCCGCCATGTTGGCGCTGAACAACACAGCAGGCGAATGGGACCAGGCTAGCCTGGCTGACATGCTCAAGAGTTTGGAGGCCGACGGCGTGGACATAGACCTGACAGGCTTCACCGATGCCACCCTGGACGCCCTGGACATCGACATTGGTGGTGAGGATGGGACGGTAGACGCAGAGCCAGAGCTGGACAGGTCTGCCGAGTTGAACAAGGTCTGGCAGGTGAAGCCAGGCGACTTGTGGCGCATCGGGGAGCATCGGCTGCTGTGCGGGGACAGCACAAATCGCGAGGATGTGGAGAGGGTGATGGGTGGTGACGCTCCGTCGGCCATCATCATGGACCCGCCGTTCGATGTGGATTATTCATCGTGGCTGCCGGTAGCGGAATCGATTCGGATCAACATGGTGTGGGCAAGGGGATCAACGGGGTTGAAGTACGCCAGTGATCTGGCTCAATCCGGCTGGGGGGTGAGTACGCTTGTGTTCTCAGGCCAGGCCCGTGGGTGGGCGCTCCCCGAATGGCCATGTCTGATCCATGATGTGATCTACGTGTTGCGGCGGCGTGTTGGCGGGCGGGAGCGTGGTGTGCGTTTGCGTGGTCAGCCTGCGGCTGCATACGATCTGAGAGTCACTGAGGACGGCAGGCCATTCTCATGTTACGACGGGCTTTCAGCGTCTCGTAACGACATGGGATGGGCCAAGAATCCGGCGTGCTTCGCGGTGTTCTACTGCTTCTGCGACGAGGGAGAAATCATCTACGATCCATGCTTGGGCAGTGGGGCATCGATGCTTGGGGCGGAGAAGAGCCGCGTCATAATGAGGGCTATTGAGTTGAACCCTGAATGGGTGGCGCTGTCGTTGCAACGCATGAAGGATTCACATCCTGGGATTAAGATTGAGAGGCTTGGGAAAAACAATGCATGCGCAAGCTCCACGGACCGAGATGGGCCCCACACTTGATGTGGAGATGTATAGAAAGTATCCCTCACCAAGAGGGACACGCCAGCCAGAAATCGCATGAGTGACACCGCACAGCAAGCCGACATTACGCCCGAGGTGGCGGAGAAGATCCGCCGGCAGAACATCCGCAATATCATTGCTCGAGTGAAGGCGGGCAAGCCCTTGGCGACGCACGAGCAGAAAGCCTTGGATTTATATTTCCGCGAAAAGACCAACGCGGCGGCAGGCATCAACACTACGGCCAAGACAGCCAAGAGCTATTTCGAGTTGTCAAAAATATTTGGGACCGGTCCCAAGTCATTCATCCGCTGGCGCAAGGTCCATGGCGACACGCCCCGCCCCAATGCTGGCGGGGATCATGATGTGGATGCGTGGCGCAAATGGTTTAGTGCGCATCCAGAGGTGAGGCCCGGCGGCGGCAGTCAGGAGCCCGAGCAAATCGAGCTGCGTGAGGTCAAACTGTTAGAGCAGATCCGTGGCATCCGATTCGAGAACGATGTAAACGAGGGCAAGTTCATGGCGGTTGCGGAGGCTCGAGGTATCGTGCGTGAGATGTACGAACACCATCGGCAGATGCTAGTGTCCAGCTTTGCTGATGAGCTACCGCCTATCATCGAGGGGATGGCGGCTCCGGCCATTCGTGTGGAGATGCTAAAGGCAATCAACCGAATCCTGCAAGCTTACAGAAATCATGCCAGGCACCTCGCGCAGACAGGTGTTTGAAGAGGTCTCGGATTCGTGCCGCGACCTCGATCACCGTCCCATCCACGAATGGGCCTCGGAGCACGTAATACTGCCGGCGGCCTACGCCGTGCAAGGACCGTTCCACGCAGACAAGAGCCGATACCTGATCGAGCCGTTCATGGCGATGGCTGACGATAAGGTGCGGGAGGTGACGATTCAAAAAGGGGTGCAGACGGGGGGTAGTCTTATAGGCGACATAGTGGTGTGCCACACTATACTGGAGCGGCCACAGAACATTTTCTGGAATTTTCCACAAGAGGACCAGGCGTCACATTACGCGGATCGTCGTGCTGGCCCGCTGCTGAACGCCTGCCCGCGCATTGCGGAGCGGATGCAGATGGTGCGGCAGGATAACCGGCACAAGATTAAGCGGTGCGAATTGTTATTTCCGGCGATGTGGCTGGCCATCCAGGGAGCGAATTTGCGCAACCTGCAAACGCACTCTGTGCCGATGATCATCAACGAGGAGATCTGGGAGTGGGCCGATGGGTTGTGGGAGCAGGCCAAGGCACGCACGTCGTATTTTTCGTGGCGCAGCAAGATTCTGAACATCTCACAGGCTGGCGCTCAGGGCAGCCCAATTGATCTGCGTTATCAAGCAGGGACGATGGAGGAATGGACTGTGCCGTGTCCGCAGTGCCGGACATATCAGCCGATGCAGTGGAGTGTCAGGTTGCCGAACGACGAGAAGGGCCAGGCGCAATGGGCCGGGATGGTATGGGACACCAACGAGATCACGCGGCCGAACAAGGTGTGGCATCTGGAGCGGGTGCGACCTACTGTGCGTTATGTCTGCCCGCATTGTAGGGCCGAATGGAAGGATGATCCAAGTCTTCGGCGTTGGTTGAACGACCTGGGAAAATACAGCGTCACCAACCACAACGCGCCGGCCAGCCATCGGAGCTTCCATTGGTCCAGCCTTGCATGTGATCAGGTTCGGTGGGCCGACGTGGTGGTTGAGTATTTACAAGCCAAAGACCAGGAGAGGCTTGGCAATATCACAGCGACGAGGGAATGGCACCAGAAGCGAATGGCTTACAGTTATGATCCGGGCGCACATGCTGTCTATGACTTGGTGCCGACGGTGGCGGCGGCGCTGGATGGCGGGAAGTATTGGGGCAAGCAAGACTTCCTCTTTATGCTGGTTGACGTGCAGCGCGATTCGTTCTGGGTGACGGTAGATGCTTGGAGCTCGAGCGGCGAAAACTGCATTGTGTGGGCGGGCCAGCTAACGGCATGGGAGGATGTGGCGGCAAAACAAAAAGAGTATGGCGTCGGGGACCGGTGCGTATTCGTGGACTGCGGTTTTCAGCTACACAATGTAGCTGTGCAGTGCAGCACGCGTGGCCATGTAGAGCAGAGGCCGGATGGCGACGAGTGGGTCTGCTGGACGATGATTAAGGGCGACAGTCGAGACACATTCGTTCACGTTGCGATGACAGGCCCCGAGAAGGGGCGCCGTGTCCGTCTGCCATATTCGTGGCCGCCGACCTTCGTGGACCCGTGCCTCGGGCTGCAGTCCGGCGATCCGCTCCTGGCCGAGTTGCGCGGCCGACATTGTCCGATGATCCAGATGGCCAAGGGGACGATCGACACCATTGCCGGTGAGCGCCGGGACATGCTACAGCGAGGGGAGACGTCGTTTGTGGCGGACGGCCCATGGCGTGAGGAGTTCAGCAAGCAACTGCAAGGGGAGCAACTGGAGACATACCGTAGCCCGATGGGCCATGTGCAGACTCGGTGGAAGAGGGTTGGGCCGAATCACCTCCTGGACTGCTACCGGATGGGCATTCTGGCGGCGTGCATTGCTGGCGTGATCGGCGCAAGGCGTGATGGGGTGGCGGGGTAAGACCCTCCCGACGGCCCTGGTTCCCGCCGGGGCTTTTCTTTTCCCCATTTGACTTGCGCTGCATAGCTGTATGGCACGCGGCATTTACCGGCATTTTACGCTCGATCGGCTCCTGGCTATGCGGGACTCAGCAATGGAGGCCGCGTCGGCGGGTGATGGCCGGCTACTCTCCGCATCTGCCGGGGACGTGAACATCGCCTACCAACAGGGCATGAGCGCCGAGCAGATACTGGAGGAGATCAACTATGCTCTGGAGCTGCGCGATCCCGCCATGTTCCCGCCGCCTGTCACCCGCACCACTCCCCGATTTCTAGGCTGAGCCATGAAGCATTCACCAGCCCGATCAATCCCTGCACGGACCCACCGGTACATTGACAGGCGAGGCCAGCCTCGGGACGCGGCCTATTCTCACGGCCTGTATGCCACGCCGAGCAATAGCGGGCAGGCTGACTATTACATTCCACGCGTTTTTACCGGGGCCAGGAGCGGGATTGCCGACCACGAATGGGCCGAATTGTTGGCGTTTTCCCAGCAGCTTTTCGCGCAGCTTGGCAACCTGGCCAATGCGATTGTCCAGAAGAACATCTATGCCGTTGGGGATTCGTGGAAGCCGCAATTCCTGGGGGCCGACCAGGCATGGGGCGCGGAGGTGGAGCAGTGGCTGACAGAATCGTGGTATCCCAACTGCGATGTGCGGGGGGAGGCATGGGATTTCACGACCAACCTTTTTTTAACCGGGGTGGCGCTCGATGTGCAGGGCGACGACGCGGTGGTCTTCACGGCAGATGAGGGCGGGTTTCCTAAGTTGCGGTTCATCTCTGCCGGCGAGATTCAGAGCGGCAACCGGCAGGCTGTGCCGGCGGGCGCTATGGACGGTGCCCGCATGAACAACGGCATCATGCTAGATCGGCAGAACCGCATGGTGGGTGTGCGTGTGGTTGGCGAAGGAAACGAATACACAGACATTCCGGCCAACGCCATGCAGCTTTTATTCGAGCCGGAGTGGCGGATGCAACACAGGGGTATTCCACGCGTCGGTCGTTCGCTGCTTGATTGGTTCGACGTCCAGGACATTGACACATTTCTCAAGCGCGGCGTAAAGCTGGATGCGAG